CTAATTTGTAATCTTCCTTCTTTAACTGAAATCTTTGCACCTGCTGTATCTTGGTCTTGCATAAATTGTTGAGAGAAAGTGAATGTAAAATTATAAATTTCTCCAATAAATAAATTTGAAGTAGTAACATTTCCTGTTACAACAATAGTTGTTCCATTAGTTGTTTGGCTTACAATACTAATTTCTCTACCTGCAACACCTGAAGCACCATTTCTTATTACAACAGACATTGGATTTTTAATTGCGTATGGAATTGTAATAGTAGTTTGGTCTGTTCCTGCGTTATAACTTCTAGATACACCTGTAGAATTTTCCTGAATTTTTCTATCTAGATGAGTAAGATATGAAGCTCCTGTATCTGTTAAATTTGGAGATATATCTATTGTTTCTATAAATACGTCTGTTCCTCTTTGAATTATTAAATATAAAGTATTTTCTATAAAATCAGCATTTAGAATAGAAGTATTTGAAGCAGTACCTATAGTCCATTTATGCCAAGCACTTTGTAATCTTTTATTACCTGATACATAATATTGATAAACGTACATTGCATTTACTTCATCAGAAGTGATTGCAACTACAATGTTTTCATTTGTAGCTGTAGTTATTTTAAATACATTTTTAGGTATAAATTTAGGAACATTAGCAGTTATATCTTCTGCTTGTTTTACATCTGTATCTGAAGAAATAAAATATTCTCTAAATCCAACATAATTACCTTTTGGAAACCCAAAGATAACATTTGAACCAGCATTAATAGGTTTAATATTTCTATCGTTTTCAAATTCTGTAGTTACATTTATTGCAACATTTGCAGGAGTTAATACGTTTGCTCCTGTTAATATAAATTGTGTTTGGTCTGATAATAATAAAAGTTCTTCATCAAACGATATTGCGTGTCTTAATATAGAAACTTTAGAATGAGTTGATGCAACATCTATTGGGTCAGTATCTAAAACTTGTGTAACTGTCTCTGGGAAAAATTCAAAAAATTCTCCACTTCTAGACATAATAATATTTTCATCAGATAAAAAACCTAATCTATTTCTATGAAAAAATATTTCATTAATTTTTCTACCAATAAAGCTAGGGTCAGGAGCAGAAGTTAAATCTCCTGCAACTCTATTACCCCAAGCAGGTACGTCATAAGTAGTTGCTGAAATAGTATATTGACTATCATCGCATTGAGTAAATCTAAAATTTCCATCAGCAGTTCTTATTAGAACGTGTGGCATTTTAGTTTCATCTATTTCAATTACAGTGTTTGGAGCAACTGTTTCTTCCCAAACCCCATCACCACCAGAGCTTTCAATAAATTTAACATAATAGTTATCAAATTTATTTGTGGCATCGCCTGTCACTTCTACAACCATATTATTAATTGCAGGAAGTGGTAAATCGTTAAAATCTGTTACTGTATCTTTAATAACTTGAGATGCTTGGTCTCCATAACTATCTGAAGCAGATATGTTTAATGTTCCACTTGCTTTAATAATTGAAAAAGAAGAATTACCAATATTAGCAAAAGTAAATCCTGCTGGACTTCCTATTGCTGTTCTTAAATTATCTCTAACTTGTTCTGTAGTTACTGAACCTGTTGTTGCAAGTGTAGTATTATAAGTTGTTCCATCTATTGTGATAGAATATTTAATTCCATTAATTGCTTGAGTACAAGTATAGACAGCTTGTTGTATTTTAGCAGGACTTGTCGTTGCAGACATTGTTGCTGTAATTGTTTTATTTAAAACAAAAGTATAGTCAGCAATGGAAGTACAAGAAATTTCTGTTCTTGGATTTGATGAAGTTAAATAAGCAGAAGCTCCAGTTTGCATTACAACTGATTTTTCATTACCAGAAGTATCAAAAACTCTTATAGAACCATTAGTAATAACAACGATATATCGTTCAGATAAATCTCTATTTATTGTGTGAACATACGCATTAGTTAATGCTGTAGTTGAAATCTTTTTAATATGATTTGTTGGCGGTCTTTTTTTCAAACCTTCAACAACACTAGAAAAACCATTTACTTGAGTAGTAAATTGGGAAGCTAATCTTAATACTTCAGGTTGCTGTGATACACCTTGCACCAAGTTAGGAATAGTTTTGCTAACTAGTGCCATTTTAATAAATTACGTTAGTTCTACTTACTGTGTATGCACCTAATTGATTATCAAATATTGTATAATCACCAGTTGATGCTTCAGCTTGTTTAAGAACAATTAATGCTCTTGCTTCATCTTCTTGTGAATATTTATGAAGTGTAGTTGCACCTAAAGTTCTATCGTGAAACACTCTAGCACTTCTTATGGTTATGTACCTTTTGGCCTGTTCTGGGATATCTTGAAAATCTAGTAAATAAACTATTGTAACGTCTTCAAAATCTTTATCAAAAATATTTGTGTTTTTTGCAAGATTATAAATAAAATTATTTCTTTGAACTATATCGTAAGATGATTTTGAATATTTATTTGGGTCTAATTCAACTCTTAAAACATTAGAAGCTAAAGGTATTTCATTACTAGCATTTCTAGATAATGTAGCTTTATAATGAGTATTAAAATGCCAACCTTGTGACTGAACTTCTCTATTAATTTCATTTAAAACATTTCTAGCCATTGTTCCATCAACAGGTAAACTTCCAGTTAAAGTGTTTAACGGAGCTTCACCTACTGTAGAAAGAATTGTATTAACAGCTTCTAATTCAGTTGTACGAGTTGTGATTGTCATATTAAATTTTATAGGGGGAGAACTTAATCTCCCCCATTTTTGACTTTATAATTAAATTAATTAATTATGCGGCAGTTTGAATAGCTACTGCACACTCTGGTCTTAATATTCCGTGACCAAGTGCCATTCTTGCTGTCATCAAAGTTCCAAGTCTTCTAGGGTCGTAAGTAGTTTCAAGAACTAAATCTTTTAACTTTACTGTTCCTACAGACTGCTTATGAAACACAACAGCTTGAACAGTGGAGAAATTTCCAATGTAAGTGTTGTTTGTTCCAGCAGTGGAAGCCGCAGATTGGTCAGTGAATGACGCAACTGCTGTATTTGATTTAACAAGAGGTACTCCACCGATAGTAGTAATAAAACCTTTTGCTCTATCACCAGCATTGGAACTAAAATCTCTAGACATAACACTGTCTAAATTTAATAGTTGATAATATTGGTCAGGTTTTACAACGATGAACCTATCAGAAGAAGGTACGTCATTTTCATCTAATTTTTGTATCGCATCAAAAATGCTGTCCTTTAATGAACTTGCATTAGTGTCTGCGTCTGCATCAACGATTTTTTGACCTACGTTACCACCAGTTACGTTCGGAGTGGTTACTCTAGCCGCTAATACAATTAGATTTAGTATGTTTTTATCAATGGTTTTTGCCAATGCTTGACCCATTTCTTTTGAATAGATTGAACGAACGTCATAATGGTTCTTAAGTTCATCTAGTTCAGCTACAAATGCGTTAGCTAAAAGCATATCATCGATATTTATTATTTTCTCATTCTTATTAACCGCAGTACCGAGTATTTCGTTACCAATAGTATGATAAGAAGAAGATATAGTTCCTGTAATTGGGAACTGTGCTGATTTTCCTGAAGTAATACTTCTCACGTTAGTCATATTCAGCATTAAATTTTCACGTTCAAAAGCTGATAAAACTTCACCAGAGAATACTTTAAGGAAAAGCGAATTTACATCACCTGCGGCATTTACTTGACCCAGACGTGATGCTGTTGCGTTTGACATTTTATATGTCTCCTTTTTATTGTTGGTTTGTTTTTATTTAGTTTCAGCTAATGTACTTTCCTATTCAGAGAGTTATCTGACGTATCAGGCAATCCTTTTGAATTTTCATTAGGTCACCTCTCTAATGAGAGATGGTGATTATCTTTTTTTAAACTTATTACTTTTAGTAATTACTTTTTTAAATTTAACAATTCTTTTAGCTCTTTTTTCACTTTCTAAATTCCACAATAATTTTGTTAATGTAGAATTAATTTTTGTTAAAATTTGTAACATTGTCATTTTTTGTATTTATCTAAAATATTAACTCCAAAACTTCCCATAAATACAATTAGGATTGCATAAAGTATTTCTGTTGGAGCAGATTTAAGAATTTCAAAACCTCTTATCATAAAAGGTTGAAATGAAGGAACAAAACAAGCTAAAATTATTCCTGATATAAATAAAGTAAGCCATTCATCTTTTAAACTTTTTTCCGAGCTTTGTACTTGAGCTACTGAAATATCTTTCAGTGCTTCTATTTCAGCAACTCTTTCAATCTTCTTAACTTCTAAATAATGTTTTACTTCTCCAATAGTTTTGTCTGCTATTAAAGAAAAAATTGGATTTTTAAGAAAACCTAATACAAAGCTCCACATTATTTTTTAGACCTGTTTTTAGATTTAGACATAACTCTTAAATTGCTAACAGAATTATTATTTGGGTTTCCGTCTTTATGGTCTACGTCTTTACCTTTGACAGCACTAATGCCTAATTTTTTAATCATTAGATTTCTAGCTATTCTTCGTTTCTGTCTGTTGTTTCTGTCTTCTTTAGTACGAATTGCATATTCTCTTTTGTAGTCACGCATTGTTTAGAGGATTGTAGATTTAGCCAATCTGTCTGTTACGTCTTTTCTATAAGCTGGGTCTTTTTCATATCTTGGGTCGTTCATAGCTTGAGTAACTTGTGCG